TTGGTGTAAGTATTTTGACGAGGATAACAACAGATATATCTACTTGCCTCCAACACGTGACGTGGTTCGTAACTTCGCTTATACTGATAATACTAAGTATCCTTGGTTCGCAGCAGCCGGTTGGTATCGTGGTGAGATTGAGGAAAAGGGTATTAAACCTAAGAAATCTCTTAAACTTGGTGAGCAGGATATCCTTTACAACGGACGTTTGAACTTCATCAACACGTTTGCAAAAGAGGGTATGAAGATTTGGGGTGATAAGAACATGCAGGTTCGTGAGAGCCAGATGAACAGAATCTCTAAGAGACGTTTGCTTATCCGTGTGAGAAAACTTTGTTCAATTGCTTGTATTGGTCTTATTTTCGACCCGAATGATAATACAACGAAGCAGTCATTTGAGAGTGCAGTTACTCCAATTCTTGACAACATCATGTCTAACCGTGGTATTACCGATTGGAGACTTGAGATTGATGACAGTCAGGAGGCACGTGACAGACTTGAATTACCTGCTAAGATATTTATCAAACCGCAGCCGAATTTGGAATATTTGGATATTGATTTTGTCATTACTCCACAAGGAACAAATTGGTCAGATATTTAAATTTTAGTTTAAATACCATATAGAACTCTTGTTAGAAATAGCAAGAGTTTTTATTTTTATATATTTTTAACATAAATTATTTTGTTATTTCAATAAAAAATAGTATCTTTGCGAATGAAAAATAAACTTTTTGGTGTTTTAAGATATTTATATTTAAATAATACTTTAAGATTATGTTGAAATTTAAAGATGTAGTAGAAAAGGCAAGAAAGATACATGGTGATAAATACATGTATTTAGAGAATAGTTATGTTAATATGCATACTAAGATGAAAATTTGTTGTCCGGAACATGGATGGTTTGAACAGACACCATCTAAACATATTCATTCTAAACAAGGTTGTCCAAAATGTCGTGGTTTATATAAAACTACTGAGGAATGGGTAAAGTTGGCTCGTAAAGTTCATGGAGATAAATATGATTATTCAGAAACGGTTTATAATGGTAGTCATGAGAAACTTTACATAATTTGTCCCAAACATGGTGAATTCTGGCAAATTGCAAAAGACCATTTAAGGGGTGAAGGATGCCCAAAATGTAAATTTGAAAAAATTTCTTCAATAAAAAAATCAAATACAGATGAATTTATTGAGAAGGCAAGACGTATATGGGGAGACCGCTATGATTATTCGAAGGTAATTTATGAAAAATCTAATAAGAAAATTTGTGTTATCTGCCCTATTCATGGAGAATTTTTGGTAACACCGAACAATCATTTAAGGGGAAGCGGTTGTCCTAAGTGTGTTGGTAAAAATAAGATAACTGAAGAAGTAATTCAAAAATTTCGTAAAGTTCATGGTGACAAATATGACTATTCCAAGGTAAAATATGTGGATGCTGCTACAAAAGTCTGTATAATTTGTCCGGAGCATGGAGAATTTTGGCAATTACCTTATGCCCATCTTGCTATGGAACAAGGTTGTCCAAAATGTTCAATGAGTCATATGGAAAATAAAATCGATAGATTATTAACAGAAAATAATATTGAACATTGTTACGATACTAATATAAATGGACTTTTAAAACGTCAAGCAGCAGATTTTTATTTACCGGATTATAATATGGTAATAGAATGCCAAGGAGGACAACATTTTTATCCGGGATTTAATCGTAATGATATTAAAAAAGCAACACAAATTCATAATAATACAAGAATACGAGATATTAAAAAGTATAATAAATGTGTAAAGAATGATATAAAGATTATTTATTATACTGATATTAGTGATTTGCCATCTGATGTCTTTACTAATAAAAAGTACAAATCAATTTATACAAAGGATAATTTATTTACTGATGTTGAAAAACTAATACAAAAAATTAAAGGTGAGATTTGATGTCTCACCTTTTTACTATCATTCATATAAATATTAGAAACTAAGGATGCAATACTGTGGACGTAATGTGAGTGTCCATGTACTCAAAGAGTCATCATCGTATGAAAGTTCACCACCGCTTGCTGAAACAATCATAGCGGACTTTACAATCCACTGACTTACTGCTGTACCTGTTGGGTCAAGCATCTCGAGTATCAAATCTCTCTTATAAGCAGCAGCGTAACCTTGACGGCCGGTAACTGATTCTGAGTGAAGACGTACCCATTCCATGATAGCTTGTGATGCTGATGGTCCGATTGGGTCACGCAACTCGCATGTAATCTGTTCCCAAAGGTAACGACCAACGACCCAGCTTGAAGTATTCAAGAAAGGAATTTCAGTTTCATTTTGTGTAATTGTAGGACGTGAGCATGATGCCACCCACCATTCCTGTATTCCTAAATCAGATGGGAATCTGAGCAAGAATCTATTTTTTCTTAGTGGTTCATATTCCACCGGCATTTTTAAAAGCAAATCCATTATCTAAATCTATTTAATTCTTTTATTTTTACTAATAAATAGTGCGTTACACATTATTTTGCGCATTATTTTGTGGTTTGTTAGCACTTTCTGCTGCTTTATCCACTGTTTGCCAGATTTTCTTGAGCAATTGATAACTTTCAGATGTTGGGTTATTTGCCAATTTTGCAACACCTTTAAGTGCCAATACTCTTATTTGGTCGATTAATGGTTTAATTTCAGCATCGATAGGTGATACATTCTGTGCTACTTTTTCATCTTCTGCCGACTGGAATGGTGTCGTATCCGTTGCGGGAGCAGGTTGTGATTGACCGAGGTCTGCCTTTGGAGGTAGTTGGTCAACGTCTGCCATAGGGTCGTTTCCTTCCCCGAAGACGAGGCTTTCCAATGTCAGGGATGGTGTCTTTTCCCTGAGTATAAGTTTCATTTCCTCAATCAGATTTCTGCTATCTGTATTATTCATATTTAAAAACGTTCTTAAATTATATATAATAAATATGTGAGAAATTCAAAATTCATTTATTTATAAACAAGAAATAGGAATAATTTTACATGAAACAACCGGTAAGAGGTCAGGGAAAGTTAAAAATAAAGAAAAAGAAAGTTATTAAGGGGAATCCTTTTAGGAAAGGTATTGAGAAAAAACATACGCAGGAATATGGAACGTCTCAACTTGAAAGGGATTTCGCAAGGGATTTTCTTGACCGTTTGGGGTTGAAATATGTTTATCAGTTTGAGGCAAAGGATATTAAGAGGTTTTTTGATTTTGCCGTTACTGCTGAAGAAAATTATCCTTACAAGTATATTGAGAAAGACGGGTTAATGAGCATTGACCAAGATGCACAGTTGTTTATTCCTAATTTCTTGATAGAGGTTGATGGTGATTATTGGCATGGGAATCCGAATATGATTGATGAGAAAAAGGGGTTGAGTCCTATGCAGAAACACAATAAATTCATTGATAAGTTAAAGGATGAATGGTGTGGTATGCATTGCATTCCATTGTTGAGGATATGGGAGAATGATATAAGGAGAAATCCTAAGAAGGTAACTGATATGATTTGTGAGTATTCAAGTGCCGCAAGGAAAAGGAAGATGATAATGGATAACAAGAAAAGACCACATTAATTATTGATATAAATTTTTGTGTTGTTTATCTTTATATTAAGATAAATTGAATTTTAATGAGAGCAGTTTTATATGTACCATACAGCAACGGTGATGCAAGGAACGGATTCAAGTATGACAAACAGATAAGTCAGAAAGAATACGCTGCTGCTATGGTGGATTACTATAATCAGCATAAGGATGGTATTGATACAATATTAGGCAGCAAGGGTTTGGGAAGAAATGTTGCTGTTAATCCATTCAGAAAGGAGAAAGTTAAATATAATCAACAGACATTCTACTATCAGCCGGTTGAGGCAAAGGTTTTTGACATTGATGGCATGGATGAGAAGATAGATGAATTGATACATTTTTACAAGACAGGTGAACAGTTCATTGTTATTATTGCATTACTTAATCTTTCCTCTGCTGATGAGACCGGTGAACTTGAGAGTGATGTAAAGGCTTGGACGAGTGAGAGTATCAAGATTAACCGTACAAACAGGATGACTGAGGATGAGAAGATAAAAAGTCTTTCAAAGAAAAGTCTCAAACTCAAATTCAAGAATTCAAAGTCGAGTGCTATTTTGAAGAATTGCAAAATGGTTGAAGTTTATTCAAGAAACAAATTTGCTTTACTTGTTGAGAGTATTAATTTTGTACAGGACAAGTCTTAAAAAATGAATTTTTGAAATAACGTTATTTAAAATAAAATATATCTTTTAATTAAAAGTAAACATGGATGTGATTAATAGTAGTGGAAAATTATCTCCGGAGGAATTTGCTGCAAGAAGGAAGAGGGAACTTGCTATTTTAAAGGCATCTAATCAGATGTTGGAAGATGCAAAGAACAATCTCATTGCAATGAACGAAGAGGATATTGATATCAAGAAGTATGCCGGTACACAGGAATTATCAAAGAGTGAGAAGATTAAGGCAATTGAAGAAGCACAAAAGGAGAATATATTGGCAGGACAGTCATATTATGGAGCATCTGAAAAAGAGATTAATGATGCAACATATTTTGAGCCGGATAAGGCTTCTGTAAAGGCTTATGAGAAACGTCTTAAAATGAGGAATATGACAGATGAACAAATGAGAAACAAGAAACTTAGTACAGCTTCTTACGTAGGTGATGATGTGCCGGATGATGGTCTTATTGAAGATTACACCGGTACAGGTAAGAAAAAGACAACAAGGCGTAAGAGGGTTACGAAAAAGGAAAAGCAGGAGGAATCTGCCGTTGAATATGAAGAGAAAGCACCGGAGATTGTAGTATCACAGAAAGAGACTGTTGAGACTGCAAAAATGGAACCGGTTGATTTGAAGAAAGAAAAAGATATTATCAGTAAGGAGAATGTTGTAGATGAATCATATGATTTTGATGTTAGCAGTATTCCGGATTACGTACAGTATGATGTTATTCCTTTACCTTCAAAGGGTCAGTGTTACAAACATAAGAAGAGTAGGATTCCAGTTGCTTATTTGACAGGTTCTGATGAAAATATTATAGCGTCACCTAATATGTATCGTGATGGAAAATTGATTGATATTATTTTAAAGAGAAAAGTTCTTGATAAGACCATTGATGTTGACGAATTAGTTGCTGGTGACCGTGATGCAATTACGTTGTGGTTAAGGGCTACGGCTTACGGTAATGAATTTCCAATTACCGCTACAAATCCTGTAACCGGTAAACAATATGACACTACTGTTGACCTTGCTAAGTTTGAATATAATAAGTTTGATTTGAAAGGTGATGAAGATGGTTTGTTTGAATATAAGGTTGGCAAGAGTGTGATTAAGTTTAAGTTCCTTACAAGGAATGATGAGAATGAACTTAGGGAAACTCTTATGAATCAGATTTCAGACAGTGAGAAAGTAAGTATTCTTCGTGATGCCGTTTCAATCAAGGAATCTCTTGCAAGGGCTAATGTTACTGATGAGGAAAGGGCAAATTTGAATGAGGACATTGATGAGATAAGGGAAATCATCGGTGAATCAGTTAATGAGAATGAAGATACTGATATATATCCTAAGACCGTTACGGAACAGATGATTAAACATACTGTTTCTGTAAATGGAAATACTGATAAGGAATATATTAGGAATTTCATTGAGAATATGAGAGCCGGTGATGCAAGGAAATATCGTGACTATATTGTTGACAATCGTCCTGGTGTTGATTTCAATATAAGGATTAATGTTCCTAAGAGCGATGGAGGTGGCTCTTTCACTACCTTTCTTAGACTCGACGATTCTATTTTCATCACGTACTGATTTCGAGAGGAATCTTAAAAAGGAATTATGGCTTTGTCATGAACATATGAATTTGTCCATGAGTGACATATATAATATGCCGGTTGCGGACAGAAAATCGTACATAGCAATACATAATAGGGAGATAGAAAAACAGAAAGAGAAGTTAAAGGTGAAGAAACCAAAAGGAAAATAATGTTAAATTAGTCCAATTATCAGATAAATAAATGGTATTTGGACTATTTATGTTTATAAAAATCTGTCTTTATTCATGGATGATAAGAATTTAGAAAAGAAAATAGACAAACTTATAAATGCAATGGAACTGCTTGTTGACGCTGTGGAGCGTGGCAAGGGTGATAGTGGTTATATGTCAAATTCAAGATTTGCAAGAAGAATTAAAGACGGTGGAAATGACTATTTGTATACGGAATGGAAAGACCTTACAAAAAGTCAAATAGAAGATTTCAAACGACTTTTAGAGAAAGAGCGAAAGGCTTTTAAAGACCATATAGATAAATTGAATGAAGAATTGGCAAATACAAATAATCCAGTAACTGCTGAACGTAGAAAAGAAATTGATAAAGAAATCAAGAAAGAAAATGAAAGAATTAAGAAACATGACAAGATTTTAAATAAACCATCTGCCAAGAAATTTCAAAGAGAATATGAAGAAAGAAACAATCCTGTTAGTAATAGAAATCTCAGAGAAGAGTGGCGTGATATAAAAGGTACTGAAGAAGGTAAAAAATATCGTGACTATAAGGATTTTAGTACCTATAAAAAGAATGAAGCACAATATCATCAATCATCAAGTGAGCGTGATGATTTAAGACGTAGACTTGCTAATAGTGGTATGGGGGATACTGCCTTTGGACGTTATGGACAAAGGGTATTTGACAGACAACAGAGAGCAGCAGACCTTGGTAATTTTGCTAACTATTTGAATCACGGTGGTGCGCAAAAATTTGCAAGTGCGTTTGGTGGTGGAAAAGCCGGAGCAAAAGTTGTTGCCGGGCTTGGTAAATTTAGTAAAGGTCTTGGTTTTGCATCTAAATTGTTAGGTGGACCATGGGTACAAGCCATTTTAATTGCCATTGATGCACTTAAAATGATTGGTGATGCCGTTGGTGAATGGAAAAAGTATACTGCCGAAATGATAAAGTTCCAGATGCAAGAGGAACAATTGCAGTATGAGAACACCAAACGTATTGCTACTTTAGCAACTGAAAGTGCTGTGGAAGATGTCAAGTATAACGGTGACATTCAACTTAAAATGATGGATGTCCAATCACAGAATTTACTTGATGCAGTTGCCCTTAACAACGACCAGTATGTAAATGCTGTTCAAACAGCACTTGGACCGATGATGCAAGGTATAAATGCTACTGCTTACCAAGCTGCTGAAAATAGAATTGCTGCTGCCGCTCAGTATCAGAGAAATCTTAATGTTAAAGAATTTCGTGAAGAATCACAAGGCCGTTATGAAAAAATGCGTGGTTCTGAATATAGGGCTGCGAAAGCATCGTTGGCGGCTGAAGAAAATATTGCTAATGTAGAATACACTACAAAGTCTGCTGAAAATTCGCTAAAACAGGAACAGTATAGAGGTGAACATGCTTGGCAGAGCATGGTAAGAAGCAATGATGCGAGACAAGTTAGTGCTACTGTAAGTCAAGGTGGTGGTGAAATCCAGTCTAATGTTGATGACAATGGTGGTGGTAGAACTATAAATCCTGTTACTGGTAAAGCATATGGTGATGTAGGTCGTTATGATGATAACGGTATTGGAACGGATGTCACTAATGTTTTACGTAATACGTTTATGGGTAGTGGATTGAGAGAAGGAGTACAAGCAAAAGCAATGGCTATGCTTGAATATTCTAATCAGACATTACGTAATCAAGCAGATTGGGCAAAGACTGACATTGAAAATAGATTTAAATTAACTAATACCGAATTACAATATGCTACTGATATTGCTGATAAGCAACAAGAAGTTTCGGTAGAGGTTAGAAATAAGTTTGTTGATGCGGCTGAGACTATTGAGAAAACATGGTTAAAGTTGGCTCAACAAGAAGAACAGTATTTGGATAAGATAGATGCTGCAACTAATAATACTGGATTAAGTATGGGTTATACTAATCAGGAACAGTTGCATTATTTCCAAAAAATGCTCATGACTCAAGTAGAAGAAGTTGCAAGTAAATTTGGAAAAAGTGCGATTGAAGTTGCGCAAGCACAACAGTCTTATATTGAATCTACCGGACGTAATAAAACGTTGGGTGAACATGATTATGGACAATTATTTGGATTAGGAACATATCTTGGTGATGATAATCTTGCAGCAACTTATGGTTCAGAAATGGAAATTTTTAATCATGGAATTGCTGAGAGTGTTGATATGCTCGATGATGTTCTAAAGGATGTAAACAAAATAGGTTTAAATGGAAGAAAATACACTAAGGACTTGGTAAATAACATGAAATTAGCCACAAGGTATAATTTCAAGGGAGGTACTAAGGAACTTATGGAAATGGCTAAATGGGCGCAACAGACACGTTTCAATCTTAATAGTCTAAGTAACATAATAGATAAGGTTCAAGAAGGTGGCATTGAAGGTGTAATTACACAATCGGCAGGTTTCCAAGTTCTTGGAGGACATGCTGCTATCAATAGTGACCCTCTTGGTATGTTGTATGATGCTTGGGCAGACCCACAGGCATATGCAAAACGTATGCAGGATATGACAAAGGGTTTTGGACGTTTTGATGCTAAGACAGGTGAGACAAAATTTAATATTAATGAGTCTATGCAAATAGCTCAGATGGCTAAACTCCAAGGACGTAGTGCCGAAGAACTTCGTCAAGAAATCATGCAAAGAAATAAAGCAACTCAAGTTGAAAAGCAGATAAGTGGTTATCAACAGTTTGATGAAGACCAAAAGGCTTTGATAGCTAATAAGGCTGAGTATAAAGATGGAAAATGGGTTGTTAAGATGAAAGATGGTAATACAAAGGATGTTTCTCAATTATCTAAAACAGATTTAGAGGAACTTATGCCGGTAGACCATAATGAAAGAATGGAAGATTATATGAAAGAAGTTGTGACGGCTTTGAATAAGTTAACTGGTGAGGAAATCCGTGAGAAAACAAATTTAGCCAATGCAGCATTTGATGATTACTATAAGAATTATGAAGAACGTCAACAGAAAGCGTATGAATCTTTTGAAAAAAACCGTGACGAGTATATTGAGGAAATTCAACTTGGAATGGGTAAAGCGACTAAGGCATTTTCTGATTATATTAAAATTTTTGAAGATGGTAATCAGAATGTCGATGCCGCCCGTGCTAAAATTGAATCGCAGGCTAATGACATTGCATCGGCATTAGCCAATACTGCGACTATAATTAATGAAGCAAACCAAAGATTAGGTTTGTCTGCTAATGGAAATAGGGCTACTACACCTATTACACCAACTGTTACAAATATTAGTACACCTGATACCAGGGCTGATGTTCATACACATCAATCTGATTCTACAAGGGTTAATCGATATATTAATGTTGGTGAAATGGTTGGAATGCCCGGAATGTTACCAGCAGGTGATGCGATAACAAGTGGTGATGGTAAGCCTATGCTCGTAAGTGCAAGGCAGGTGACTTCTGTGCATGATGGCACAGCAAGGGTTGCTAAGACTGACCCGAATGATACTGCTTTATTCGCTAAGAGTGGAGGACCGTTTGACAAATTATTTGATGGTATCTTCGGACGAGTTAATACTATCTACAACCAGGTAGTGAGCAATCGTTTTGGGGGTGATGTGCGTAGTGCATCCACGAACTCGGTGTCAAATGTCTATGACGGTAGCTCACTAGTGAGCAATCGTTTTGGGGGTGATGCTTTAGCATCACCTACAGAAGTTCAACTTACCATTAACGGCAAAATAGAACTTACAGGACAGAATGGACAGACAATTGATATAATGGATACGTTGAAAAACAATCCTATGTTTGTCCGTCAAATTACTGAAATGATTGTGTTGCAGATGAACAATAACACACATGGCGGCAGAAATGAACCGTTCCATAATCGTTTCAGTAGTTAATATTCAAAAATATAAATTCAAACTATATATTAATATAGATTTATTTTCACACAGATGGCAGTAAATGTAAGACGAGATGACATAACGGCAGGTTTTAACTATGGTGTTAATTTGCTTAACCAAGCCGCAAGAAGCGTTACAAGTAAGAGTGATGAATTTATAGAGCAAGTCCTTGGAATGAAAATCGATGAGAGAGTTGATTTCAATGACATGAACTATGAGTTTATGAAACGATTCATGGCCGTTAATATCAATGAACGTGATATTACTATGTCCATTCTCGGTCAAGATGCACATTTGAATGGTGATTCAACTGCCATTACAGGACAGGCTCAGAGACCATCCTATGCTGATGGCATGAATTACATTGATGAGTTTGTTACAACGGCAGGTATGAATGAGCAATCTGGTGTTAATTCAACGAGAACGCAGATTGATTCAAATAAGTTTTATCGTGACCCTTATTCAGAACCTGTTAATCTTTATCCGGATGAGTTAGATACTGGTTATGGTTATACATTTAATAAATGGAGACTAGATGGTAATGATAACTCAATATTATATAAAACAAAGAAATTATTTGCTCAGAAAAAGATAAACACGATAATTTCAAAGTTTGGTACATCTGTTGATGATGGTGAAAATATTTCAGGAGGGCTTGGTGATGCAAGGACTCATGATGCTGGTATGTCTCATGGTAGAAATTTGCTAAAAGCCGCAGCCGAAAAAGAAGGAATAAACGGTGAATATGAGATAAATGGTTATAATAATCCGTATTGTCGTGTATGGACACACCATTACCAATATGATAGATTGGATAAGCTTATTAGACCATTTGTAACGACAACTTCAAACGGTTTTACAGAAGTTGCTAAACTTAAAGATATTCATACATGGAAAGGTTTTGAGGGTAGTACATATGTAGAATCTGTGAACGAGAAAGGTGAGAAAGTTTTTAAGGAAATTAAAGGATGGAAAGCTGGTGATTCTGGATGGGATAAATCTGTATTGGATGATAATGGGTTTGTAAAAATTACACCTAAATACGGTGGTGGCGGTAAAAACAACGTTCATACCAAAGATTGTATGTTTTCAATCGAGAATCTTGCATGGAGAGGATATGACCCATATTCGTTTGAACAAGCACTCTCATGGGAACAGCGTGGTCCGCTTGGTGGTAGAATCATGTGGTTTCCACCTTACGGTTTGTCATTTAATGAAACAACACAAACAAATTGGTCATCAAATACATTTATCGGACGTGGTGAAGATGTATACACTTATGTGAATACTGTAAGAAGTGGTACTCTTAGTTTCATTATGCTTACAGACCATCCATCTGTAATAGATTATGCCAACTGGTATGATGGCAATGGTGGTAAAAATGATTTAACAGATACTGATATATTAAGATTCTTTGCCGGTTGCGATAGCGGAGATAGTAGTGATGGATATAGTATTTTTTCAAAGGTAAAACCAACACCATTGACTGATGAATACGTGAAACAGGATTTTAGTGGAGTAAACGAGTATATACAGGAATTAACACCTAATCCTGAGCCGCAACCTGAAGAAATACCGGACACAGAAGCAGAAATTCAATTCCATGTATTTTATCCGAATAATTATTCGGGAGTTTATGATATGCCTACTAATCAGCAGAGTCCGGTTCACGCCATTGCTTATTTATTAAAAGGTAACGGTAGTCAAAAAGAAGATGATGGTATGAACGATATGCCTTTATCTTTTGATAATCTTGATGTTGATAATAGTGACGGTAGAACAGGAAGTGGTTATGAAATGAGTGGTTCAGGAATAACAAATGTATCAAGACAGGATGCCGATGGTAATTATATATTAGGTTCTAAAATTAGATGGGCTAACTATAAGTCAAAAGATTATGTTACAGACACTAATAAAAAATGGTATTATCGTACAGATGGTAAATACGAAGTTCCTACTTCAAATAGTGACCGTATAAAAAATACCTATGACCAAGTTTTATATGATAGCAATCGTAAAATAACATATAGTGGCAACACCAATTATCAAGATACGCAAGGATTTAGTCTTAATAAGAGTGCGGATGCAGTAAAACAAGCAGGATTCAGTTCAGAGGATAATGAGAATTTGTATTCCTTATTGGAAGTGGCGGCAGCCGTTGCTTCTTATGCAGGTAAGACAGATACGTACAATATATTGATTTCTGAAGTATCAGATGAAGAAAGGGTGGAAAAAATATTGGATATTTTCAACACATATAAAATTCAGAGTATATCAATAGATGGTTATTCAAATTCACATGGATATAATCCATCCAAGAAAGTAAATAACGACCGCAATAGAAGTCTATCAATAGAACGTGGTAATACGGTTAAAAATTGGCTGAAAGAATGTGGTATTGTTTCAGATGATACTACTGTTACATCCGGTGAAGATGAATCTAATAAAATAGGTGTACAAGTAAATAAAGGTGACGAATATAATAACTCTGCAAAATCAGCTAAACTTTATCGTTCTACAAAAGTAACCATTCATTTTAAATTAGATGAAACAGAAAGATTAAGTGATAGTAATGGCGAAAATGAAGATGATGTTACGGTTTATCAGAAATACAACGGTTTCACTTATATAGGACAGAATCAAAACGGCAAGGATGAATATAAAGATTCAGAAGGTAATGTTTGGTATGAAGATTCTGAGGGATTTTTAAAACGTCAAGAAGCATGGGTTTCGACCAACCTTGATGTAAGTGATATGACTAATAAATATGGACGAAGATTGCTTTTCTATAGTCAAAGTAATGATGGGGAAAATTCCATGAATAATGTTCGTTATGCACAGGAATATTATTTTTATAAAAAATTAGAAAAAGATAATCCGATTGTTTTTGATAAACTTACAGAGAAATTAAAGTATTTCGACCCTGCTTTTCACTCAATGACACCGGAAGGATTTAATGAACGTCTTACCTTCCTTAATCAATGTACAAGACAAGGTAATACAATCTCTGCTTCTGATGGAGCAAATGCGAAAACAGCAAGTAATCTTGCATTTGGTAGACCCCCGTTCTGTGTGTTAAGAATCGGTGATTTCTATTATCAGACAATTGTTATTGATTCAATTAACATTGATTATAATGTATCCGGTGGTTTGCAGTGGGATTTGAATCCTGAAGGTGCAGGCGTACAACCGATGTTGGCACAAATTAATATTAGTTTCAAATTTATTGGCGGCGGTGACTTAGGCGGTCCGATTAGGAGATTGCAGAATGCCATGACGTTTAACTATTATGCCAATAGTAGACTATATGACAATAGAGCGGATAGAATATCATATAAGTGGAGTGACCGTACAAATGGTGCATTAGACCACACAATAGAGAGTGATAAGAGTTATGCTTATACAACTAAGATGGCTGATTAAAATAAAAAACATTCATGAAGACATATGGCATATTATGATAGGTATCAGAAATTTAGAAAGGATGGGGTTATAGATTTTGTACCATCTGTTAAAATAGAGAAAGAAAATACAGACATATATCTTTTATATGATAAGAATAAGATGCGTATGGATATGTTGTCGTATAAATACTATGGAGACCCGGATTATGGATGGCTTATTCTTCAAGCAAATCCACATGTAGGGTC